TTATTATACCTTAACTAGAAAAGGACACTATCATGACTCTTAAATTTTCTGAGTCACCAGCACTACAGATTAAAGAAATAGACCTAACAGGAACAGTCCCTGCGGTCACTTCTACAACTGGTGCATTAGTAGGTGACTTTAATTGGGGCCCAACAGGACAACCAGTATTAGTCGGTAATGAAACCGAACTTGCTCGTGCCTTCGGTAACCCTACATCAGGAGATGCGAATTCGGCAGATTTTCTGTCCGCATCATATTTCCTAAAATATTCCTCATCCCTTTATGTTGTTCGCGCAACTAAGACAGGACAGAAGCATGCTTCTGACGCCAGCGAAAATACCGACGCCACATTTACAGCAAAGAACCCAGGCGAACTAGGTAACGATATTGAAGTATCAGTATGTCAAAGCGCTGACTGGGACAGTTGGGAGCACAGTTCGTTGTTCGATTCTGCTCCAAGCGAATCAGATGAACTACACATTGTTGTAGTATCTGGTGGTGACGTTGTAGAAACATACGACTACGTATCTAATTCTTCTGATTCCACCAGTAAAGATGGTGCTAATAACTTCTTCGCAGATGTCATTAACGCAAGAAGCTCTTTTGTAATTACGGGCGCGCCAGGTTTAAACGGTGGTGATTACTCACTTTCTGGAGGAGACGACGGTAATGGCGCTGTAAACTATCAAAGTGGATACGACTACTTCAAAAACAAAGATGAAGTCCAAGTAGACTTTCTAATCGCACCAGCTGGTGACGCTACGCAGGGTACATTTAACGCTGTAATTGCTGTCGCAGAAGAAAGAAAAGACTGTGTTGCAGTAGGTTCTATAGAAAAGGGTACTCTTTCTTCTTTAGACAGTACTTTCGATTCAGGACTAACTCGTTCTTCATATGCAGTTGTAGACGCTAACCACATTAAAGTCTATAACAAGTATCAAGACAAGTATGAGTGGATCCCTGCCGCATCATCCACAGCTGGCGTAATGGCAGCAACTGACAACGTATCTGCACCTTGGTTCTCACCAGCAGGTTCACGTCGTGGACAGTATGTCGCAGTAACCGAACTATGGATTAACCCAAGTAAGACCCAAAGAGATATCCTATACAAGGGTGGTGTAAACCCAATCATCTCTAAAGTAGGTCAGGGTATTATGTTGTTTGGTGACAAGACTCACTTGGCACGTCCGTCTGCATTTGATCGTATTAACGTCCGTCGACTATTCTTAGTCATCGAACGCGCCATCTCAGCAGCAGGTCAAAACGTAATGTTTGAATTCAACGATGAGTTTACTCGCGCAGAATTCGTAAACATCGTGGAACCTTTCTTACGAGAGATACAGGGTCGTCGTGGTATTACAGACTTCCGTCTTGTTTGTGACGAAACAAACAACACACCAGAAGTTATCGACCGAAACGAATTTATCGCTTCTTGCTTCATCAAACCAGCACGTTCAATCAACTACGTTACTCTAAACTTCGTAGCTGTTCGAACTGGTGTAGAGTTTGAAGAAGTAGTCGGCACAATATAAGGGGAAATAATCATGTCATTAAGAGTAGATGATTTCAAAGCAAAACTAAAAGGTGGAGGAGCACGTCCTAACTTATTCCGTGCGACCGTAAACTTCCCAGCATATGCCGGTGGTGATGTAGAACTAACATCTTTCATGTGTAAAGCTGCACAATTACCAGCATCTATCATGGCGGTAATTGAAGTGCCTTTCCGTGGTCGTCAGTTGAAGATTGCAGGAGACCGTACGTTTGAACCGTGGTCAGTAACAGTACTAAACGATACTGACTTCACAACACGTAACGCCATGGAAAAGTGGATGAACGGAATGAATGGTCACAGTGCAAACACTGGTATCACGAATCCTGTCGCTTACCAAGCAGACTTAATTGTCGAGCAGTTGGACAAAGATGGTTCAGTTCTTAAAACTTATAACTTCCGTGGTTGCTTCCCGACTAACGTCTCAGCAATCGATGTAAGTTATGATACTAACGATGCTATCGAAGAGTTTACAGTAGAATTCCAAGTTCAATATTGGGAGTCAGATACCACTAGTTAATGGTATTATAAGTATATGAATGGGGGTGGTTCTCTACCCCCTTTTATTATCAGAGGTTTATATGGCAGACAATAATGTATTTAAAGCATTTGGATTTGAGCTTAAACGAGTCAAAGACAAAGGTATAGAAGGTGACAAGACTCCGTCTATCGTTCCTAAAGTGGATGAAGATGGTGCTGGATACGTTACTGCGTCCGGTTCTTACTTTGGTCAGTACATCGACATGGAAGGTACTGCCGCAAAGGATAACCAAGAATTAATCAAGAAATACCGAAACATGGCAGAACACCCAGAGTGTGATGCTGCAATCGAAGACATCATCAACGAAGCAATCGTTTCGTCTGAATTGGAAAGCTCTATCAGTGTCAATCTAGATAAGGTTGAGGCTCCAGATAAAATCAAGAAATCCATCACCGAAGAATTCAATGGGGTCGTTGCCATGTTGAATTTCGAAGAGTATGGTCACGATATGTTCCGTTCATGGTATGTTGACGGAAGAATATATCATCACCTAGTAGTAAACGAATCCAATCAGAAGGGTGGTATTGTCGAATGCCGGCCTATCGATTCTACTAAGGTTCGTAAAGTCAAAGAGGTGCAATACAAAAAAGACCCGAAGACAGGTGCGAAGATTGTCGATAAGACTAATGACTTCTACATCTATCAAGAGAGAGCAGGCGCCAATAACGGCATCAAACTGACTCCGGATTCTGTTTCGTATGTCACTTCAGGTCTTCTAGATACCAGTAAGAAACGTGTACTGTCCTATCTACAGAAGGCAATGAAACCAGTAAACCAGTTACGTATGATGGAAGACTCTTTGGTCATCTATCGTATGGCACGTGCACCCGAACGTCGTATCTTCTATATTGACGTGGGTAACTTACCGAAGGGTAAGGCAGAACAACACCTAAAAGATATCATGTCCCGTTATCGCAACAAGATTGTGTATGACGCAAACAGTGGTGAAGTTAAGGATGATCGAAAGCATATGTCTATGCTAGAAGACTTCTGGCTGCCACGTCGAGAAGGTGGTCGTGGTACAGAGATAAGTACTCTACCAGGCGGTGAAAACCTAGGGCAGATTGACGATATCATTTATTTCCAAAAGAAGTTATATCGTTCACTGAACGTCCCAATGTCTCGTTTGGAGCAAGAGTCTCAGTTCTCTTTGGGTCGTACTACAGAGATCAACCGCGACGAGGTCAAGTTCCAAAAGTTCATTGACCGTCTGCGTAAAAAGTTCGCCCACCTGTTCATTGGTATCCTGAAGAAGCAACTACTTCTTAAAGGTATATGTACAGAACAAGACTGGGATGAATGGAAGAGTCAGATACAAGTTGACTTTTCTAGAGACAACCATTTCACTGAAATGAAGGACGCTGAACTTCTACGTGAACGTCTACAGACTATGGACCAGATCTCTAGTTATGTCGGTGAATACTTCTCACGTGAGTGGGTAATGAAGAACGTAATGCTTTTCAACGATGAAGACATAAAAGATATGTCGGATCAAGTTGAATCAGAGAACTCAAAAGGTGACGGGGAAGAAGAAGAAGAGTACTAATGAGTTATAGAGACTACGTAGCACAACACAGCGATTTAAACTGGGACGGTCAAGAAGATCGTTTCGATGACTTTGAAAAAATAGGATTAGATGATGAGTGAATTAGATTTAGCGGTAGAACAAGAAGTTGAAGCAAACCCAACACTAGACTTAGTTAATGCCTTGGGTGTGGCTGACTTCACTAATGCAGAGACTATGTTTAAGGACATCTTGGCTTCCAAGGTACAAGATACTTTGGATGCAGAGAAAGTTGCTGTCGCCGACCAGATGTTTAATGGGATAGAACCAGAACAACTAGAACTGAGCGACGAAGAAGTTGATGCTGCCTTCGATCAAGAGTTTGAAGCGGAGTTTGAACAAGAAGAGATTTCTACAGAAAGTGAAGAAAGCGAATAAATTTTCGTTATAAATACTTTTTTGTATAAATACTCCTAAACGAGGACTAATTGTGAAAACATTTAAGGATTTACGGGAAGCTAAAGATAAGGTCGTCTTCAACAAAAAGATGTCCAAGTATCCTGTCGTTATCACAAAGACTAGTAAAGGATTTCATCTGTCTATAGATGGAGATTCTGTCGACACATTCAAGTCGCAGAAAGAAGCGGAATCAACCGCGAAGCAAGTCCTCAAAGACTTAGGTAAGTAAAATGAAACTTATTAGCGAATACGTAGAAAACGACGTACAGTGTATCGTCGAAGCTAAAGATAATGGTGAGAAGAGTTACATTATTGAAGGTGTATTTGCGCAAGCAGACAAAAAGAATCGTAACGGACGTGTTTACCCGAAGGCCATAATGGAGTCTGCGGTAGGCAAGTACGTTGAAGAACAAGTTAGCAAGAAGCGTGCCGTGGGTGAATTGAATCACCCTGAAGGACCAACTGTTAACTTGGACAAGGTTTCGCACCTCATCACAGACCTTAAATTAGAAGGTAATGATGTGGTCGGAAAGGCACAAATATTAGACACTCCTATGGGTAAGATCGTAAAAGGTCTCTTAGA